AGTAGACATACTTAGCGCCGGTCAGCCGCTTTATGCGGTTGGTCACGAATGTTTAAATCGGGGACTGTGCGGACATTAAAAGTCTATAGGGGGTGCGTATGCACCTCTGCACCACTGTAGCGAGTGGTGTTAGCCGATAAAAATCTTCACGGGCGTAATCCGCAAGGGTTGCGCCCCTCTCGCCACTGTTTAGACCATGAGGGGGTGCGATACCCTCTAGTGGCACGCAATTAACCAATCAACACTAGACCTTAAGGGGGTTTATTATGGATACCAACGAAGAAATGGCTGTAAAAATCGTTCGCGATTGTTTTACGACGGCGCGTGAGACTTTGCCGGCGTACGCTTCATGCATCTACGTTTCAGACATGCCAATGATTACGTTCAACATTTCGAGGGCCGAGGATATGGCGTCTACGACGTTGCGGCATATGATCGTCGCGGCGTTGAGGGTGGCCGCGCTCAGGTCTAGGAGTGTTGACTATCGTTCCGGATTCCTTCCGGACGTGCGGGTGACACGCGTCCTTGCGTCCATGCGCCGTGTGGCAGTGTGTTGCGATACGAATACCGGGTATCACTACAAGGTTAGGTGCGTTCCGGTGCTCGATACCGTATCGGACGCCCCGACGCCGTACCTTATGGGGCAGGTGGACACGTTCGAATGGACTGACCACGGCTGGGATTTCGTCAGGCGTGATTATGTCAATCTCGTATGACGCGTCTAGCTTTACAAATGTAACCAACAAACATATATTGTAGCCAACAACAAGCGGAGGTTAAAAATGACTGTCAAAATCGTAAAAGTTCGGAGCCTAACCACGTCGCCGTGCGCGTCGTACAGCAATACCGTTGACGACGGGTATTTTCGGTATGTGACGGTTGACGGCAAACGTGTGGGCGACGTGCTGAAGTTTAAGTCCGATTGGGGCGGGGACTACGTTTTCAACGAAGAATGGCACGACGGAAAACGTGGCGTGCAAATCGAGGCGCGCACATTGGCTGACCTTAAAAGGAAAATTGCCGACCACTATCAAAATTAATGTAACCAACTAATAAAAAGGGAGTATTGAAATGACCACCGATGAAATGTATGACGTTCTGCTGGAAACCCTGGGGGCCAAGGATTTTCTGGATGAATTGGTCAGGGCGTTGAACAGCGACGAACAGCGGGAGAACTTCGAGTTTATCGCGCGCATGCACGATATCGAGCTGGATGATTCTGAAAGCGAGGACTGAAATGGATATCAAGGATATCGAGAGCGGAACTAGCCACATTGCCAATGAGGTATTGCTATTGCTGTGCAATGACAGAAAATGGCATGACTCATGGGTGGATTATGTGGCCTTTATCAAGACCAGTGATTTTTACGAAAAGTGGCCGCATAAGGCCGTTGATCTGATGGCGGTTGACCTGTTCTACAGAATGCATGACGCTGGGGCGCTTGATGGACTGGGCGAGGATGCCATACTAGCCGACCATTTTTATGCGGCGGGTAGAGCTGTCATTCACACCGTTCGTGATGCTGTCAACGATGGACGGTTGCCG